TCACAAATAATGTACAACGCTGGCCAACAGTCAGTAATTCAATGGTTAATTAAAAGAATGGAGGATGAGAAATGACAGCAGCATCTTGGCCCACAGAGATATGGACTAATAGAGGTATCAAAACTTTTGGAGATCCTAATCCAGGTGCGAAAGCTGTATCAGCTTTGGGATTTACTCCTGCAGATGCATTCACTCAGCATACTGGTACTAGGATTAAAGAGGATGTTGATGTAGCTCAGGTTGTAGACAGTAATCTATTTAAAGTAGCGGCAGGTGCTGTTGGTGTAGACTGGGCATCGTTTAGAGCAAAGCTTGTAGCTAAAGAAGGTATGACCGACGCGCTTCGCCCCCGTGTTTATGTACAAGACAGTCAAGGTGGAGCACTTAAATGGATAGACAGATCAGTATGGGAAGCCGACCAAGCTACAGGTAGGTATACTGCACGCTTTACAAAAACAGATGAAGCCGGTAAGGAAATAGATTATTCCAAAGGTGAGTCACATGTAAGTGATGATGATGGAGATGACTATCAAGACTGGGGTAAGACTGATAGTGGTGAGGAGGTAGACATCTCTAAAGATGAGAAAAAGAAGTTGGATAAGATGCAGAAATGGTTGAAGGAGAATGAGGCAAGTGTGTCTCGCTCCAATTCATCCGTTTGGGATAACCCACCTTCAGGTCGTGACTATGGATTTGATAATGATAATCTATGGGAAGCATTAGGTATTGATCTAAGTAAGCCACCAGTAACAGAATATATAAGTGCAGAGCGTTTAGGAGACTATGAGTATAATCTATTAATGCCACGTGAATCTCATGTAAACATACCAGTACCTCCAGGCTATGAAATGGATCACCCAGGTGTTAGATCAGGCTCTGTTGTTGGTTCACGGATGGCATTTGAAATGGGTGGACGTGATGATCTAACTGGTATACCGATGGCAGGTCATTCATATCCAGGTGGAGCACATCCACAATCAGGCTGGCATATTGGCAACCCAGATTTTAAATCACCACAACCAATGGCTGGACACACAACACCAATAGATGAATCAAATTACAAAGCTTAATTATGGCAGGATACACAAACATAGCTTCCGCTTACAGAGCAGGACCAGGAGCTAAAGCAGCATTTAATTTAGATAGCTGGAATAGATTCTCAGCGGATCACCCACACATCAGCAAGCAGCAGTTTAAGGTAGCGACCCAACAGCTGAAGGCCTTCAACCCTACTGAATACACTAGGCCTGTAGCAAACAGAGCACTGCAAGAGAATGTACTTCGAGGTCAACCTGGAATGTACAGTAATCAAAACCCATTTGGTAGGTACCAAGGGCAATATGGTAACTTTGGTCAACAATCCTTTACTAATGCTCGTAATGCTGGTGCTTTTGAAGGTATGGACCCGGCTAATATACCTAACGTAGTTGGTCAAGGTGGTATGTTCATGCCTCATGGTGCTACACAACAGTGGCAGAACATGATGTATGCGCAGCAACAGCAGCAGCAATGGGAGCAGATGATGTCGCAAATCCCAACAGCTCAGGACATCATGGCAATGATGCCACAGTACAATGCTCCAGAACCTGTTGGTCATGGTCAAGCATACTCCACAGGAGGAGGAATGATGTCAGGATTACAAACTGCAACAGCAGACAAGTTTGACACTGAAGGTGGAGGCAGCTCCACACAACATCAGTTCGGTCAAGGTCAACAGTACACAGGTTCGATGAACATTGCACAAGGTGGACAACAAGGTGCACAAGCAGCAACATACGGACAGGCGTTGAATGCTGAACAAATGCAGTGGGATAAACTAAAACGTGCAGGTGGAGCAGCAGGAAACGCGGCAGCAGCATTAGGAATAGGACTTAACCCAGCATGACAGCAAAATCACGATACGATACACTAGCAAGTACTAGATCACAGTACTTGAAGGCTGCTGAAGATGCAGCTAAACTAACCATACCTTACCTCATCCATCAAGATGACAATGCTAAAGGTATGCGTCAATTCAAAACACCTTGGCAAGGAGTGGGTGCAAAAGGGGTGGTAACATTAGCTGCGAAGTTAATGCTATCACTACTACCTCCACAGACTAGCTTCTTTAAACTACAAGTAGATGATGCCAAGCTAGGTGAGTACGGACCTGAACTTAAATCAGAATTAGACCTAGCCTTTGCTAAGGTTGAACGTATAATCCTAGAAAAGATTGCCGCTTCAGATGATCGTGTTGTCGTACACCAAGCTATGAAACACTTGGTTGTAGCAGGTAACGCTCTCATCTTCATGGGTAAAGAGGGACTTAAGTTATTCCCATTGAGTCGTTATGTCATTGAAAGAGATGGCAACGGTAATGTATTAGAGATTGTTACTAAGGAAAGTATCAGTAAAGATATTATCCAAGAGCTTGTACCTGAACTAAAAACACAGCATGCTGACTATGAATCTAATGATGAAACTGATACAGACTGTGATGTCTACACCCACGTCAGGGTTGATGGCAGTAGAATCAATTGGCATCAAGAAGTATACGATAAAATCATACCCAAATCATTCGGCAAAGCTCCGACTAAAGCTACACCCTGGTTACCCCTGAGATTTAATACAGTTGACGGAGAGGACTATGGAAGGGGCCGTGTTGAAGAGTTTATCGGTGACCTTAAATCCCTAGAGGCATTAAGTCAAGCCCTCGTAGAAGGCTCAGCAGCAGCCGCTAAGGTGGTGTTCACTGTTAGCCCCAGCTCAAGTACCAAACCAAAGACACTAGCAGAAGCTGGTAACGGTGCAATCGTACAGGGAAGACCCGATGACATCGGTGTAGTTCAAGTTGGTAAAACCGCAGACTTCTCTACTGCATTCCAAGTGATGCAACAACTAGAGCGTAGACTCAGTGAAGCATTCCTTATCCTTTCTGTTAGACAGTCGGAACGTACAACCGCAGAGGAAGTACGCATGACACAGATGGAACTGGAACAACAACTCGGGGGACTATTCTCCCTTCTAACTGTTGAGTTCCTAGTACCTTACCTAGATCGTAAGCTTACTGTAATGCAGAAGGATGGATCTATTCCACAGATACCTAAGGACTATGTACATCCTACTATCGTAGCAGGTATCAATGCTCTTGGCCGTGGCCAGGACAGAGAGAGTCTTACAATGTTCATGCAGACTATTGCACAGACAGTAGGACCAGAAGCTATGATGCAATTCATCAACCCTGATGAGGTTATCAAACGTCTAGCAGCTGCCTCAGGTATCGACGTACTCAACCTAGTGAAGAGTATGCAAGAGATCCAAGGACAACAGCAGCAACAGATGGAACAACAGATGGCTATGCAACAACAAGAACAAGCACCAGCTATGGCAGCAGTTGAACAGAAACAGATGCAAGCTGAGATGCAAATGGCACAACAACAATCACCCGGTTAAACTATGGCAGAAACAATTACAACAACGGATGCTGCTCCAGAGGTAGAAGTACTAACACCAGAGGAGCAGGACTCTTTACAAGTTGGTGAACAGTTAGTAGCTGAACAAGAAGGTTTACTAGCTGGTAAGTATAAGAATGCAGAAGAATTAGAGAAAGCTTACATTGAACTACAAGGTAAGTTTGGATCTAAAGATAACACAGTTTCAGAACCTGAAGCAACACAAGAGGAAGCTGAACCTGAAGTTGAAGAGCAACAAGAAAGCAATGTTGATGCTGAGTTGTTTGATAAGATGTGGGAGGAAGCTACAACCGATCAAAAATACTCAAAGGAATCTCTAGATAAGTTAGAGCAGATGTCACCACGTGAGTTAGCACAGATGCATATGCAATATCGTGCTAACCAACCAGCATCTATACCATTGACAGATCAAACTGTTAATGAATTGAAAGGTGTTGCAGGTGGTGATAAAGAGTATGATAGTATGATAGGTTGGGCTAAGAATAACCTACAAGAACAAGAGATAGCTATGTATGATAGGGTCATGGATATGGGTGACCCTGTTGCCTGCTTCTTTGCTGTTCAATCTTTGAAGTATCGTTACGACGATGCATCAGGTGTTGAAGGTAAGATGCTTACAGGTAAAGCACCATCTAATTCAGGTACTCAATTCAAAAGCAATGCTCAGTTAGTAGAAGCTATGAATGATCCTAAATATGATAACGACCCTGCATATCGTAGGGAAGTAATGGACAAACTAGAACGTTCTAACATAGAATTCTAACCATGATCGGGAGGTTACTACACCTAGGCATGTTCGCATGCTTAGGTATTCATCTTTCTTTACTAGCTTACTAAAGTGAAAAGATTCACAGAGCCCTGGATAATTGTAATCATGCTGCTACTCGTGGCTGCATTTATCGAGGGCGTTCACGTCACTAAACATGACTACTACGATAGCATCCGTTCATCGGAGCGATG